ATCCTATCGAACCAGAAAGGTTCGGTGACTATGAGGACGACGACGACGAGGACTAATGACAGTAAAACGAATTGCTTGGATTTCAGACATCCAGGCACCGTTCTTTCATGAAGCAGCAGTCAAAAATCTAGGCAAGTTTTTAAGGGCTTACAAGCCTCACCAAACCATCTGTATTGGTGACGAGATCGACCTACCTCAACTTGGAGGTTTTGCCCAATCATGGCAAGAGGTCGAAGGTAACATCGATGAGGATCGCAAACTTACTTTAGAGATTCTCCAATATCTTGGCGTTACTGACGTCGTTGGTTCTAATCACGGCGCTCGCGTTTACAAATCCTTGTCTCGCAGATTACCGGCATTTATGAATTTGCCAGAGCTGCGATATGACAAATTTATGGGGTACGACAAAGCCGGCATCCGTTACCATCCAAATGGTTTTGATTTTGCTCCTGGCTGGCATACATGCCACGGAGATGCTTTTCCATTATCGAATAAACCTGGACAAACAGCCCTTAACGGCGCCATGCGTATGGGTAAATCAATCGTGTCAGGGCATACCCATAGACTTGGGCTATCTGCCCATTCAGAAGCCTCTGGAGGGCGATACGGGCGTATTGTATGGGGAGTTGAGGTTGGCAACCTTGTTGACCTTGCCAGCCCCGGTATGGGCTATACAAAAGGTTATGCGAACTGGCAAATGGGATTTGTGGTAGGCACCTTACACGGTAAGCGTTTCACGCCTGAACTTATCCCAATTGATCCTAAAGATGGATCATTTATCTATCAGGGCAAACGCTGGGGTTAAATCGTTATCGTTTCGTTACATTGATAAACGTGTAATTATCTGCTAGATGTGAGACCGTATTCCTGTAGCCAACCCAGGCTACGGAATCGGGAGTTACAAAATGGATTTACAAGTACCAATAATTTTATTATTACTAGCTGCTAATGTTTTATGGTACATAGTTGGCTGGGCGCAGGGCTTTAATGAGGGCAAGCGCGAAGGCTTGGTGGTAGGCAAGAATAGTCAGCGTGTGAGTGTTAATGCGCGCTGATGACATCCTTGACGAAGCAAAAGACCTCATCCAAGATCGAGGTAAAGACTATGGCTTGGCAGCTATCAATCATCTTCGAATCTCCAAATACTGGAGCACTTACCTCGAACGTCACATCGAGCCTCACCAAGTCGCAGTCTGTATGGCACTTGTCAAAATCGCACGACTCCAGGAGACAAGTCTCCACGCAGACAGTTACAAGGACGGCGCAGCGTACATTGCGCTCGCTGGACAGATTGCATCAACTGATTGGGATGACCTTGACAGTTATTAAAGCAGCACCTGGCGTTTGGTGCGATTACTGCAAGGTTAGATATGGCACAAATTCCATACTTGGGCAAAAGCCGGCAAGTTACACAGTTTTAAGCAATCACCCAAAAAGCAACGGGACACGCCGGCATTATTGCAATGCTTGTGCGATTGACGTGCAGACTTGGGCAGATGGCACAGTATGGTCATTACCAGAACAAACCGATTATTTAATGGGACAGGATGAATTACCAGATGGCATTTAATTTAGCAAACTATGAAACAGTTGATGAGCGTTTAGAGAAGTTTTGGACTGCTTATCCCGATGGTCGCATAGCGACAGAAATTGAGTTGATTACAGATGATCGATGCATTATTAAAACATACATATATAAAACTTTCCTTGACAGCGTTGCGTTTGCCACCGGAATCGCGGAGGAGAGAAGCTCTGATCGCGGTGTTAATTCAACTAGTTTTGTGGAAAACTGTGAGAGCAGCTCGATTGGGAGAGCGCTTCATACGGGAGGCATCTCAAAGCACTCAGATGGCAAGCCTCGTCCAAGTCGAAGCGAAATGGAAAAGGTAGAGCGACTAACGGCAAAAGACATTGCAAAAGCAAATCAAGTGCCGAGTTTTAAGACAAAAGAGGAAGCACTAGAAGCAGATCCTTGGAGCAATCAGCCAATTTATGCCGATCCTAATCAACCTATGGCAGTTTCGGCAGCTGACGCCATTGCCACTATTCAAGATGTATTAGGACTTGCTAATTCAGAGGTTTGCGATCATGGCGATATGACATGGCGAGAAGGCGAAAAGAATGGACGCGCTTGGGGTGGATTCTTTTGTCCATCTGGTAACAAGGCACCAATGCAAGCCTGTCAAACAGTTTGGTACAAACTTGGGTCATCCGGTAAATGGGAAAAGCAAAAGTTAAGGAGTGTGTGATGGGATTTGTAGAAGTAAATGTAAATGGTCAATGGATGAATTTGATGTCAATGTCTGTTCATTGCCAGTTGTGCAACGATGAAGTCATCATTGCTCATCTTGCAAATATTGAAAACACCGATGCCCCATTTAATGCCACATGGACTTGTAAAAAGTGTCATTCAGTCAATGGCTAATCATCGAAAACATCGAGGGTATAGAACCCAAAAGGTAGTAGCCGATTATCTTAAACAATGGTTTCCGTATGCAGATACGGCTGGGGCTGGTAGGCAAGGAGAGGATATTCTCAATGTGCCTACTATCTCTATAGAGGTTAAGGCGAGGGCTGATTTCCAGCCGTTAGCCTGGATTAAACAAGCCGAATTAAATGCAGCTGGTAAATTGCCAATGGTAATTATGCGATGCAATGGTCAGGGAGAGGATGCAGGTCAATACTTGGCATTTGTCAAACTCAAAGACATTATGCCGATATTGGCTGATCTAATACCAACAGAGGAAATCACAAGATGTACAGGTTGCGGAGCCTGGATGTTTATGAAAGGAAGTTGTCTAATATGCCAGTCTATGAATTCAAATGCGTCAGCTGCGAAATAACAATGGAAATTGAAAAGTCAATGGAGGATGATCGTCAGCCGATCTGTTGTGGCGTTCTAATGAGTCGAGTTTGGGGCAGTATTGGAATCTCATTTAAAGGAACAGGATGGGGAGGGTCTAAATAGAAACACCGCTTTGACCTGCACTTTTATGAAAGGATTTGACATGAATGGTACGCTATCGACGCAGAACCCATCAAGGGTTCAGAGCGACCCGGTGAGCCGGGTAGGTCGCTCGGTGCTAGTTGCTATTGGGATAACTCTGTTTACACCGGCTTACGCTGTTGCACCTGATGAGGTTAAAGAATTAACAGCAAAAGAATATGCAGCTGTATTAGTAGATGATAAAACCCAGATGAAATGTTTAGCCAAACTTTATGGAAAAGAATCGGCTTGGGATCCAACTGCTGTTAATGGATCGCATTATGGAATACCGCAAGGCAGATCAGAGTATTTAAAAACTGCCAGCGTTGAACAGCAAATACAATGGGGATTGAAATATATCGACAACAGATATGGATCACCTTGTAAAGCGTGGGAGTTCTTTCAAAGGAATAACTACCATTAAGAAATCAGCATTAAGAGATGATGGATCAACAGCTCTATGGCGTAGGATAAGAATCAGAGTATTAACAAGAGATCAACACACTTGTCAAAGATGTGGGATGGAAGCAACTCATGTCGATCACATCATACCTAGAAGACTAGGCGGTGACGACGGGATGGATAATCTTCAAGCCTTGTGTAAGCAATGCAATCTAAGTAAGGGGGGTGGTTTTTTTGAGAGCGCTTCGACACCCATGACCCCCCTTGGATCTTTTGCCCCCAAAAACGGCTCAATAAGCCACTATCAGGAAGACCTTGACTAGATATGACTCAAAACCCTCAAAACGGCTTAGAACAGCCTAGTACGGCTTACCTAGGGGCGACAGAACCGCGTATTAGGTCAAAACCGGTCGATTTACCCTCTCGCGGACAAGAAATGATTGACTTTGTAGAGAAATTAATCGATCCAGCAACGGGGAAACACTTTAAACTGCTTCCTTGGCAGAAGTTTTTGGCTATTGAAATGCACCGAGTAAAGCCAGATGGCAGGTGGCACCATAACGAAATTGGGTGCATTTTGTCGAGACAAAATGGCAAAAGTACTTACATGATGCTCAGGATTTTGACTGGAATGTATCTTTGGGGCGAGCGTTTACAAATCCACACAGCTCACAAACTTACAACATCATCTGAAATCTTCTGGAAGATCGATGAGATTATCCAAGCCAATGAACAACTTGTGACTCGGTTTGTAAAAAAGTATGAAACCAAGGGAAGCCAGGAGATCAAACTCAACGATGGCACAAGATACCTAGTTAGAGCTAACAACTCAGCTGCTCGCGGTATCGCAGCGCCCGACGTAATCCATCTGGACGAAGTACGTGAGTACAAAGATGATGAAGTGTGGGCATCGCTTCGCTTTACCCAGATGGCCTCGAAAAATCCAATGGCAATTATGTATTCGAACGCGGGAGACCAGCACTCAGTAATTCTCAATCGCATGAGAGAGCGAGGACTCGCAGCTGCAGCTGGCGCAGACGATCCGATCGGTTGGTTTGAATGGTCGGCTGAGGCTGGATGCGCTTTGGATGATCCAGTCGCCTGGCAACAAGCGAATCCATCTTTGGGTTACACAATTCATATTGACAATCTTAAAAGCGCAATGTCGGATGATGAATCGATTATCCGTACGGAGATGCTTTGCCAATGGGTGAGCCAGATTAACCCAGCCATCAATCCGTCAAGTTGGACAGAGTGTGCGTCTGAGGGTACGCTCGCTCTGGATCGGGAGCAACCAACTTGGATGGCTATTGATCTCTCACCGGACAGGAAAGCAGCTGCACTTCTGGCAGCGCAGAGGCTTGATGGGGACAAGTTCTGCGTTGTGTTATTGGAAACGTATTCGAATCCAGTAAACATTGACGATAAAGACCTTGCTAATAGCATCGCAGTATGGGCGCGTAAGTACTCAGTCGAAACTGTTGCATATTCTCGTCAAACCGCAGGTGCAGTTGCTTCCCGTCTCATTCCAGCAGGAATTCCAACGACGGCAATCGATGGCGCTATTTATGGTCAGGCTTGCGACGAAATGTTGTCAGCTATTACCTCCCAGAGACTTGTCCATGGCAATCAAGCCGAATTAAATAAGCAAGTGCTATCTGCTGTTAAGTTACCTTTTAAAGATGGTGGTTGGTATTTAGGGCGCAAAGCCTCAGCAGCTACAATTTGCGCAACTGTTGGAATGGCAATGGTGTCTCACTTTGCGACACGACCTGACTCAGAAGTGGACATCGTGTTGGGTTGATTATGCTATAATTTTATGCTAATGGCACTCAGAGATTTCTTCGCAAAGGCTCCTGAACCCGTAGGTCTTACGGTCGATGCAGCTGCGACTCCAGCACCTTACAACATTTCAACCGCTAGCAATCTTTTCGGCACTTTGGGATCTGCTTCACGTGTTCAAGCAATGGCAATCCCAACAATAGCAAGAGCGCGTAACATTTTATGCAGCCTTGCAACTTTGCCACTAGAGCAATACATTAAAAGTACCGGCGGACACGTCGAACCCAATCGCGTAATTAATCAACCTGATTCACGCGTTCCCGGTTCTGCTATTTATGCTTTTATAGCTGAGGATTTGTTATTTCACGGCGTGGCGTATGGACAAGTTATGTCTATGTATGCAGATGGACGAATTCAAGAATGGACACGCGTTGCACCAGAGCGCGTAACAGAAACACTTAACGCAGCATCAACTGAGATCGTTGGATTTAGAGTTGATGGCTATGACGTGCCAACAATGGGCGTTGGAAGTCTAGTTGTATTTAATGGACTTGATGAGGGATTTTTATCTCGCGCAGGTCGCACAATTAGAGCTGCAATCGCGTTAGAAAACGCATCAGAAGCTTTTGCTAAAGAGCCAGTACCAATGATGGTTTTAAAGTCAAACGGAACAAATCTTACTAGCGAGCGTATCGGCAAACTGCTTGAAGCCTGGCGCGTAGCCCGCACAACTCGGAGCACAGCATTTCTAAATGCCGATGTTGAATTGCAGGCTATGGGAATTGATCCAAACAAACTGCAACTAAACGAAGCACGTCAGTATGTAGCGCTAGAATTATGTCGCGCTATTGGCTTGCCCGCGTATTTTGCAAGTGCCGAAACAACTTCAATGACGTATTCAAATGCTACGGCGGAACGTCGTTCTCTTATCGATTTTGGTGGACGCAATTTGCTTATCGCAATCGAACAGCGTCTATCAATGCCGGATTTCGTCGGTCAAGGCAATGAAATCCGTTACTCGCTAGACGAATACCTGCGCGGTAATCCTTTGGAGCGCGCTCAGGTTTATGAAATCCTGAATCGAATTGGCGCAATGAGCGTTCAAGAGATCCGCGAAGAAGAGGACTTAATCGACACATGAGAATAACAATGCCAGTAACAATTACTGCCTCAGATGCTGAATCACGCATCATCGCAGGTCGAATTGTGCAATGGGATGCAGAAGGTAACACTTCAGCAGGTCGCACAAAGTTTCTGCCTAACTCAATCGAGTTTGGCAAGAACACAAAATTAGTTTTAGAACATAACCGCACAAAGCCTCTTGGCAAGTTGGTCGAATGGTCACAAGATGATTCAGGTATTACTGCATCATTTAAGATCGCAAAGACAACTGCCGGTAATGATGCTTTGGAAGAAGCTGCAACTGGACTTCGTTCAGATTTCAGCGTTGGCGTAGAAGTAGATGCATGGGATAACAAGGATGGCGTTATGGCTATCAGCGCATCGAAGTTAATTGAAGTTTCACTTGTAACTGATGGAGCAATCCCAGGTGCAGAAGTGGAAAAGGTTGCAGCAACCGAAACACAAGGACAAGCTGCATCCGAATCAACCCCGGAACCTCAGATCGAGGAACCTAAGACAGAAGGAGATGACCTAGTGTCAGAAACCGTTTCAGAGGCAGTATCAACCGAAGCGGTTGAAGCTGCTAAGGCAGAAGTCAAAGCGACTTCATATCCACTAAATTCACAAAAGGTTCGCAATCCAATCGTAGACAAGGCTTCATACTTGGAGCACTCAGTTCGCGCATCATTGGGCAGCGACGAATCAAAGTTGTACGTTGCAGCTGCAGCGGACACAACAGACAATGCTGGTCTAGTACCAACACGTCAATTAACAGAAGTAATCAACGGCATTTCAAATGCTGATCGTCCAATCATTGACTCAATCTCACGCGGAGCACTACCTGATGCAGGTATGACTTTCGAGATTCCTAAGATCACAGTTGCTCCAACAGTTGCAGTTGCATCTGAAGGTGGAACACCATCAAATACTGACCAGAACGCCGCGTTCGTTTCTGTAAATGTTCAGAAGTTTATCGGACAGCAAGTATTCAGTCTAGAAATTCTTGATAGATCATCTCCAGCGTTCTTCAACGAATTGGTTCGCCAGATGGAGTTTGCATACGCAAAGGCAACAGATGTTGCAGTCGGAACAGCACTTATCAACGGTGGAACAGACGGCGGAAACCGCGCAGCACTAACAACAGGTGCTCTAGTTTCTGACTTCGTTTCAGATGCAGCTGTTTCTATTTACAAGGGAACACTTGGCTTTGCACAGAACATCATCGTGTCTCCAGAACAATGGGGCGCACTAATGGGATTGGTTGATTCTTCAAACCGTCCAATTTTCCAGCAGACAATCAACCCTCAGAACGCTGGCGGAACATTGACTGCAACAGCTGTTCGTGGAAACCTTTTAGGTCTCAACCTACGTGTTTCAACTGCACTAACAGACGGATCAGGCGTTGGCGACAACACATTGATCGTTGTAAATCCAGATGCTTACACATGGTACGAATCAGCACGTCTATCATTACAGACAAACGTGATCTCAACAGGTCAGGTTCAAGTTGCTTACTACGGTTACGGCGCGATTGCTACTAAGCTAGCAGCAGGCGCATACCGCTACATGGTTGCATAAGTAACCAATACTTAATCATGCCGGGGGGGTTGCTCCCGATCTCCCCGGCAGCAGTTTAGAGAGGATGAAATGCCAAGTATTATCACAGCGTCAGAGTTGAGATCCGTGCTTGGTGTTTCGTCTGCTCTTTATTCAGACGCTTATTTAAACGATATTATTGATACTAGCGAGGCTGTTATCTTGCCTTTGCTTACAACTTTTGCAGCACCTATTGAAATGGTTTCGCTGACTAGCAATGTCGCAACCTTTACGACGGTAGGAATTCATGAGTTTACACAAGGACAATCAGTTGTCATCGCAGGATGCGGAACACCATTTAACGGCACTCGAACAGTCAATGATGATGTCGATGCATACACATTTACAGCAAACATCACTAATGCCGATGTTCTCGAACGAAATGTCATACCTAGCGGATCCGCAACACTTACAGGCGCTTCAACGTATGTTGGAGTTGCAGCGGTTGAATCCGCGATCATCGTAGTTTCGGTTGAAGTATTCCAATCTCGTACTGCTCCAGGCGGACAGATTGAAGGCGTAGATTTTACTCCAAGCCCTTACCGAATGGGACGCAGTTTGTTTAATCGCGTAGTCGGTTTGCTTGGACCATACATCGACGTTGAAACGATGGCTCAATAATGCCAAGCACAATTCTTTCAGCGGTGCGTACTCCTCTTGCTACAGCCCTTGCTGGCGTTTCTGCAAACGTATTTAGTTACGTGCCAGAGTCAGTCCCGGTTCCGGCTGTTGTAGTCGTTCCGGATTCTCCATACATGGAGTTTGAGACTATTGGCAAGAGCACCTTTCGATGCAAATTAAATTACACAATAACCTGCTGCGTTGCTTACAACAGCAACCCGGCATCGCTTGATAACATCGAGCAACTAATAACAAGTGTTGTGGCGGTTATACCGGCTGGATATGAAGTTCAGGTAGTAGATCGACCAACAGTTACACAAGTAGGCGCTAGCAACTTGCTGGTCGCAGATATACGCGTGTCCACTCGGTACACGCAGACACCATAAGGAGAACCAATAATGCCAACAACAGTCATTACGGGTCGCGACCTAGTCCTGACAATCGCAACGGTAAATTACGATGCACAGACAACTAGCGTCACACTCACAAACTCACCAACCATCGATGTATTTCAGACACTTGATGGAAAAGCCTACAAGCACGTCGATGACCAATGGACTCTTGATATTGAGTTATTGGCTGACTGGGGCGTAGCATCATCACTATTCGAAGCAATGTGGACAGCAGCTGATGGTAACCCAAATACGACTCTTGCAGTATCACTAACAGCTGCTACAGGCGCGGTATTTGCTTGCCAAGTATTGCCAGTATTCCCAACAGTCGGTGGAGCAGCACCAAGCGCTCAGACTGACTCATGGTCTCTAACAGTCGTTGGAACACCAACCGAAACATTCAGTTAAAATCTAACACGGGAGCATAGATGAAAAAGCAAATAACAATTACATACGTGTCGGGGGATCAGGCGACTTACATCGCCTATCCGCCGGATTTTGCAAAATGGGAAATGGCAACTAAGAAGTCAATCGCAGAGTTTTCTGGGATGTGGGATCTATTGTTTATCGCTCATTCAGCAATGAAAAGAGAAGCTGCTGGAAAGCCAACCAAGTCACTTGAGATTTGGATGGAAAGTATTGTGGATTTGGCAGTTGGGGATGATAACCCAAAAGCCATAAGCGAGGAAGCCTAAGCCGACTCCTTGTAGAGTTAGCCATAGCAACCAAAATCCCAATGCGAGAATGGCAATCCGCTGAGGACATTCTTACGGCTATAGAGATTTTGGAGGAGCGCAATGGCAAGTGAAGCAATCACTTATGACAAGCGCGAACTTCGAGGAGTTATCCAGGCTTTTAAAGCAATGGATGAGCAAGCAATTCAAGAAGCCAAAAAGGAATCTACTGCTCTTGCTCAATATGCTTCTGAACAAATTAAGAAAACAGCAGCGACTCGCTCGGTTTCAGGCGTTGCTGCTCGCCGTATTGCTGAGGGAGTTAAGGTAAGCAAAACTTCCAAGGTTGGCGAGTTTAGCTATGGTTTTGCTTCTCAAAGGTTTTCTGGCGGTGGCACAACCCAAAACCTCCTTTACGGTATGGAGTTTGGATCTAATAGGTTCAAGCAGTTTCCTAATCGAACACCTACCAAGGGTCGAGGCAATTCGGGTTACTTTATTTACCCAACTTTAAGACAGATCCAGCCGGAACTGATCCAAAAGTGGGAGTCTGCATTTGATCGAATACTAAAGGAGTACGAGTAATGGCTGGTAGTAGAACCCTTAAGTTATCGATCCTTGCTGACGTAGATAATCTCCGCAAAGGGCTTAATGGCGCTGAAAAGGATGTCCAAGGTTTCGGCGATAAGATTTCACAATTTGGCAAAGTTGCCGGGGCTGCATTTCTCGCTGCTGGCGCAGCTGCAGCTGCTTATGCTGGCAAGTTGGCAATCGATGGAGTTAAGGCTGCAATCGAAGATGAAGCTGCACAGTTAAAACTTGCAACATCACTTCGTAACGTAACAGGGGCGACGGAAGCGCAAATCAAGGCAACAGAGGATTACATTCTTCAAACCTCTTTGGCAGTTGGTGTATCGGATCAGCAGCTTCGTCCATCGCTAGATCGTTTGGTTCGAAGTACACAGGATTTGCAAAAGGCGCAGGAGTTACAGACTCTAGCGCTTGATATTGCTGCTGGTACAGGCAAAGACCTCACCGCAGTCTCAGAAGCCCTTGGTAAGGCTTATGATGGCAATTTTGGAGCATTAAAGCGCCTAGGCGTCTCCATCGATGAATCTATTATTAAGAACAAAGACTTTGATGCTGCCACCGCTGTTTTGGCTGACACCTTTAAAAATCAGGCAACCATCCAGGCAGACACATTTGACGGAAAGATCCGCCGGTTATCAGTAGCCTTTGATGAGGGCAAGGAAACCGTGGGAGCGTACATCCTTGATGCAGTAACTCCTTTGCTGGAGATCGTGGTTCAAAAGGTAATCCCAAACCTTTCAAAGTTTGCTGGAGAACTTAAAGATAATCTTGGTCCAGCCTTTACGACAATTATTGGAATCATTAAGGCTATAGCCATTCCGGTGCTACAAGGTTTGCAATACATTTTCCGCGAGGTTCAATCCGCTATCCGCGACAATAGCAATGAACTCAATTCATTCAGAGCATTTGCTCAAACGGTATTTGAGTTTGTCAAAACTTATTTAGCGCCTATTTTTGGCACAACTTTAAAACTTGCACTTATGGTTGTCGGCGAAGTAGTTGGAAATCTCATTGGACTATTTGCTAACCTATTTGACAAGATTAATGACGCATTTGGCGCAGCTGTAGCCTTTGCCAATTTTGTATCAAAGAATCCAGTCGTCCAAGGCATCACAGGATTTGTTGGAAACATCTTCGGAGGCGGTCGCGCAGCCGGTGGTCCAGTTGCATCTGGCACAACCTACCTAGTGGGCGAACGTGGACCAGAGTTATTCACTCCATCAACTTCCGGCACAATTATTCCAAATGGCGCTGGCATGGGTGGAAACACATACAACATTACTGTTAATGGGGCGATGGATTCAGAATCTACTGCTCGTCAAATTATCGACTTACTTAACCAATCACAGGCTCGCGGTACAGGTGGCGCAGCTGCTCTAAGGCTTGTTCAATGAGTCAATGGACTCCTGATTGGACACTAACCATCAATGGCGGTGGTGATTACACAAATATAACCCTTGCTGACCTTTCTATTACTTCGGGTCGTTCAGACATCTATTCTCAGCCTTATGCAGGCTATTGCCGGGCTTCAATCATTAACCTCGATGAGTCTCCAATACAAATTGATATTAATGACCAAATCAATATTAAGGTAAAAAACTCAGCCGGGACAGACGTTAATCTTTTTGGCGGTTATGTCTCAGATATTGAAGTTTCAGTACTTAACACCGGTAGTAATGGTGTCAATCAGATAATTACGGTTACAGCGCTAGGCGCTCTCAGCAAACTCCCAAAGACTTTAACTACTGGAGTTTTATCGAAAGCATTTGACGGTGATCAGATTTATGCAATTCTTAGTGAGGCTTTGTTTGATACCTGGAATGAAGTACCTGCAGCTGAAACTTGGGCAGGTTACGATCCAACTACCGATTGGACAAATGCTGAAAACGCTGGGCTTGGTGAAATAGATCGTCCAGGCGATTATGAACTGACCGCTCGGTCATCTGATACTACAGATATGTACTCGCTAGTAGCAGCCTTGGCTAACTCAGGACTCGGTTATCTTTACGAAGATAATCAAGGTCGCATTGGTTATGCAGACTCAACTCATCGAAACTCTTATTTGACCACAAACGGTTACGAAATGCTTTCCGCTGGTCAGGCTCTTGCATCTGGTATTAAGACAATGAAAAAGTCTGGCGACATTAGAAACAATGTCACAATCACATATAAGACTAACGCTACAAAGACTGCCTCGGATGCATCTTCCATTGCTCTTTATGGACAACAAGCTGCAAGTATTTCGACCACTCTTGAACGTGCGGTAGATGCGCAAAGTCAGGCTGATTTCTATTTGCAGATAAGAGCCTATCCACAAGCACAATTTAAAAACATCACTTTCCCTTTAGGCAACAGCAACATTGATGATACTGATCGCGACACTCTTTTAAACGTGTTTATGGGCTTACCTTTAGATATTACAGATTTGCCTATGAACATCGAAAACGGCAGATTTCAAGGATTTGTCGAGGGTTGGACTTTCCAATCAAATTACAACAATTTGAACATAACCTTAAACTTGTCTCCGACGGCTTACTCTCTTCAGGCTCAACGCTGGAATGGAGTATCTGCCCTAGAGACTTGGAACACATTAAGCCCAACAATGACTTGGAACACCGCTACAATAGTAGCCTGATAAAGGAGAAAAATGGCAACGACTACCAATTTCGGGTGGGAAACCCCTGACGATACCGATCTTGTAAAAGATGGTGCAGCTGCAATGCGTACTCTTGGCGGTGCCATTGACACTTCACTTGTTGATCTAAAGGGTGGCACAACTGGTCAGTACCTTAAGAAAAACTCAAATACAGATATGGACTTTGTTTGGGGAGGAGGCGGAAAACTTCTCCAGGTAGTTTTTGCTTCGTACTCAACTGAAACATCATCAAGTACGACAACTTTTGCCGACACAGGTTTAAGCGCAACAATCACACCTTCATCGACTGCAAGCAAGGTATTGGTCATCGTAAATACAAATGGCGCAACTACTGACGCGGTTAGTAATCAAGGTATTAAGTTAAAATTGGTTCGAGCATCAACTGACTTAGCCAGTATTACCGATCTTTCGAACAAAATGGCAGGAGCAACACAAGCCGTCCAGGGTGAATCGATTGGATTTAACTGGTTAGATTCTCCATCATCGACAAGCGCATTAACATACAAGACACAATATGCGCGTTTGGCTGGTTCTGGAACAGTCAATCTACAAAATCAGATGAACTCAAATGGCAGCACATCAACAATTACTTTAATGGAAATTGGAGTTTAATCATGGCAACAGGTGGCGAAGTTTTAACAATGTTGTGCCCAGATAAAGAATGGGTTATTTACGGAGACGATTACGATTCAATCCAATGGATCGTAGGCGATCCAATTACAAAGGCTCAGTTTGAAGCAGGTTTTGCAAAAGTTGATGCCTGGAAAGAAGCAGAAGCAAAGAAGGCGACAGCTGCTAAAACTGCTCTTTTGGAAAAGTTAGGCATTTCAGAGGCTGAGGCTAGACTTCTTCTTTCATGAAACCTAAACTGAGCAAAGCGCTTATTCAACTAAGAGAGCAGGCAGACGATTCTTATCCTGACCGAAAGCGTGACTCTGACGGCACAATCGGAGACGCACGTCACGCAACCCGAAAGAGCGATCATAACCCTGACCCTGATTCAGGGATTGTCCGCGCTATCGATCTCGATGCTGATTTCGACAAACAAGCCTCTACAGCTGCTTACATTGCCGACCAGATACGAATTGCAGCCAAGTCAGATAAACGCATTGCATATGTCATCTTTAACAAGAAGATTGCAAGCGCTAGAAGCCTCTGGAAATGGCGCAAATACACGGGAGTCAATCCACACATCAAACACATCCACGTCAGTTTTACAAAGGCTGGCGACACGGATTCGAAGTTTTTTAACATACCATTACTAGGAGGAACACTTGAGCCAGGACCTAAAAAAGATGCTAGCAAGTTGGGGCAGAGCCTTTCTAACAGCTGCGCTTGCACTCATAGCTGCGGGCGAGACTGACCCTAAGAACATTGCTTACGCTGGCGCGTTGGCCACGATTCCGCCAATTATGCGTTGGCTAAATCCTAAAGATGAAGCGTTCGGTTTGCGGTGACCGCAAATGATTGGGCAGGGTTCATCCTTGCCATTTTCTCGACGCTTGCTATTTTTGTTGGCGGTTTGCGTTATTTGGTTCGCGGTTGGCTGTGGACTCTTACGCCGAATGGTGGATCATCTCTCGCAGACCGATTGGCAAGAATAGAGACACGCCAAGAGCAGATGATGGAACTTCTCAAAAAGTAGGGGACACTTATCCACATGGCAAGAAAAGCAACTAAGCAGCTTGTAGATCAAGATTATTCAGCGCTCGATGCATATTGCATTGGGATGTATGAGTTTGCTCAAAGTTTAAAGCGCGCTGGATTTGACGAAGAGACCGTTCTAGGAATCATCGTAGAACGTTCTGCCTATCCTGCTTGGATCTTGCCAGATCCTATCGAACCAGAAAGGTTCGGTGACTATGAGGACGACGACGACGAGGACTAATGACAGTAAAACGAATTGCTTGGATTTCAGACATCCAGGCACCGTTCTTTCATGAAGCAGCAGTCAA